ACTCTTAGCCAAGGAGATCTGACAAAGGGTATCATGGCTATGGCATTTGCTTTAGCTACGATTGCTGGATTTACTCAGATTACTGGAGATGCTTCGATAATTTCTGCAGTATCTCTTGTGATCATATCCGTCGCATTACTGATTCTGGCGAAGGCATTGAATGAGTTTGGTGCAATGGCCTGGGATAGCATAGGTAAGGCTGTTACTTTGTTATTCGCTTCATTAATAATTATCGCTGCAGGAATGACATTGATGATGGGTGCTCTTCCAGGAGCTGCATCATTGGTTGTTGCATCCGCAGCATTAATTATCTTAGGGTATGCACTTAGTCAGTTGGGTGCTATGTCTTGGGATGCCATAGGCAAAGCGATGACTCTATTGTTTGGGTCATTATTTATGCTTGCTCTCGGTCTCGAAGCAATGATGTTAGCGTTACCAGGTGCAGGTGCACTGTTAGTTGCTTCTGTTGCATTAATAGCATTAGCAGTGGCACTAGATATAATGGGTAAAATGTCATGGGCTGGTATATCCAAGGCTATGACTACACTGTTATCAGTATTTATTCTAATGACGGTATTCTTAACTCTTATGATCGTTGCACTTCCAGGTGCAGCAGCGCTTCTTGTCGCCTCTGCAGCACTTGCTGTATTGGCAGTTGTTCTTGAAGCATTTGGTGCAATGAGTTGGGAGTCGATTCTAAAGGCTTTGATGATGCTTTCGGGTGTCTTTATCGTCCTTGGACTTGCTGGTTATGCGTTAGAGCCAGTACTTCCTGCCATATTTGCTTTGGCTGGTGCATTAGCATTAATCGGTTTAGCAATCGTATTCGCTGGTGTTGGAATGCTTGCATTTTCTCTAGGGTTTGCAGCGCTTGCTGGTTCTATGGCCCTTGGTGTTCCTGCAATGGTTAATGGTATAACCCAGTTAGCAATGCTTATTCCTGTTGTCATGAAGCAACTTGCAATTGGTGTACTTCTGTTCGGGGCTGTTATAGCTGGAGCAGGCGTACAGATGACAGCAACATTTACTACAGTGTTACTTTCCATTGTTAATGCTATTAATAATGTAGCACCATCTATAGTCGCGACATTGGTAAAACTTATAGTTCTATTATTAGAAGCTATAAATCTGATTGCTCCGATATTCACACAGACGGTTATAACACTTTTAATGGGGTTCTTAACTGCTGTGAATATAGTCGGTCCCGCATTAATTAATACTGGTGTGATATTATTTATGGCTTTGATTAATGCTATAGTCGCACTTGTTCCATTTATGGCAGATGCTGGAATGCAGATGATTAATGGGGTACTTAATGCTATTGCTAATAATACGACATCAATGGTTACCGCAGGAACGAATATTATTATTGCGTTCTTAAACGGTATCAGTCAGAATATTCCTAGAGTTGTTCAAGCAGGAGTTGATTTAGTTCTATCACTTGTGAATTCTCTTGCTGATGGAATTAGAAATAATCAGCAAAGAATGAGTGATGCTGGAGGAAATCTTGTCGGTGCAATTGTTGATGGTATGACTGGCGGTCTTTCTGACAAGGTATTTAATCTTATTAAATCTGCTACCCATATGGGTGATATAGTAATTGTCGCATTAAAGGCAGCATTAGGTATTAAATCACCATCAAAGAAAGCTTATGCCGTTGGCGTATTCACTGTCGATGGTTTAGTTAATAGTTTTGATGACAATGCATCACGAATTGGTGATTCTGCTTCAAATCTTGGAAATGCTGCTTTAACAGCTTTGTCCGAATCGATGAGCAAGGCGTCTGATTATGTAGACATGAATGTTGATCCAACAATTAGACCAGTTATTGATTTCTCAGCCGTTAAGGCTGGGGTTGGAACAATAAATGGTCTTCTTGCCTCAGGAAACTCTATAAATGTTGCAGGTTCTTATGCAACTGCAGCGAGTGTTTCATTTGGAGTTCAAGGTTCTCAGTCTATTTCATCACCTGATGTTACGGGTCAAAATGGGAATACGACAACTCTTAAATTTGAGCAGAATAACTATTCGCCAAAGGCATTATCAGACATAGAGATTTATAGGCAAACACAAAGGCAACTCGCCACGATTAAGGGGGCATTAGCCACTCCATGATAAAAACACTAACCGTTACAAACCCGTCAGGTGACGTCCTGGTTTTGGATATGAAAAATCCATTATTGTCGGGGTTTAAAATCACATCCATAACAGGACTTGGCCCGACTAAGGCATCTATTAATACTACAGATTTTGGGTCTGGCGACGGTTCAGTGTTCAATTCGGCCAGGGTTGGTATGCGAAATATCGTACTGACCCTGGTCTTAATTGAAAACCCAACTATTGAAACTATGCGGCAACTTTCGTATAAATTCTTTCCAGTTAAGCAACGAATCGCGCTTGTTGTTGAAACAGATAATCGAATTGTACAGACGTATGGTTATGTGGAGGCAAATGATCCAGATATTTTCTCTTCTCAAGAGAGTATTCAAGTATCAATACTCTGCGAAGACCCATATTTCTACAGTGTGGTTACGCAACTTACAAATAAGATTAGAAATAACTTAGTATCGAATCCTTCATCAGAAACAGATATTATAGGGTGGTCTTCTTCTTCTGGCGGTAGTACGACTGTAGTAATATCAAGACAAACATCTGGTGGATATTCTGGAATAAGTTTCTTTAGATCTGTATATTCTCCAGTATCACTTACTGATAGTACAAATGGATTGAATTATTCTAGAGTAGGTGCTGCTTGCAAACCAAATGCCACATATACTATGTCTATATATGTGCGGACAAACAGGGATCTTTCAGTAACACCAAGAGCATACACTATTAGTCTAATTGGTGGAACTGTTAATTTAACACCAACTCTTGGCCCATCGGTGTTATGCTTAGCAAATGTGTGGACTAGAGTATCGATAACCGTAGTTTCAGATTACAATGCAGAGCAGATCGACTTCGATATAATGTATATGAATGCTTCTTCAGCATTTACCGTTGATCTCGATGCCGCGATGATTGAGGAAAGTTCGGTTTTAGGTTCATATGTTGAGGGTCGGAATAATGAGTTTGGAGTTATTCGAAAAAACATAATCACGAACCCATCTTTCGAAACTGATCTTACTGGATGGACGGCTTATGCTGGAATTGGCGGTACTGTTTCGGCAATAAAAACCGTTGCCGCATCACCATTTGGGTTATCTTTTATGCGGTTAACTTGGTCCGTCCCTCCGTCAGCTATGGGTGGTCCATCTACAACCAGCATAGCTTGCACTGTAGGAAAAACTTATACCGCTAGTATATATGTTAGATCACCTGTGAATATTACAATGTTGGGGTATTATACTTGGTTTAATGGGGCAACACAAACAATAACTGGTTTTGTTGGAAGCCCCGTATTTTGCCCTGCAAATGTTTGGACTCGAGTCTCGGTTACCTCAACTTGTCCTGTTGGGTCAAATAATGTTCAGTGGAGTTGGAACATTGTTAATGGCGGAGTAAGAACATCAGGACAAATTTTAGATGTTGATGGCGCGCTTATGGAAGAGTCTCCATCGGTTGGCATATATGTAGAGGGAACAGTAATTCAATTTACATATGCCGGAGATGATCCAATCGGGGCGTTATTCAAAATTCATGCTGTTGGCTCGGCCACGAACGTGTCACTTACAAACGTATATACTGGAGAGATATTTTCTCTCGACACTACAAAATGGTCAAATATTGCTGGAGTTAGTACATCTCCAACATTTATAAACAATGATGATTTTGTAATATCAACGGTTAAAGGTAGTAAAAGTTTAACACTTATTCGTAATGGTGTATCATACAACATGATTAACACGTTTAAGAAAGACTCAACCTGGCTTCAATTATCTAAAGGAACGAATCTGTTCTTACTCAAGGCGGACACAGGGTTAGATAATCTATATTTCACCGTTGAAAATCAAGTAATTTATGAGGGGGTGTGAGTTGGATTTCCTAATTAACGATCCTACTTTTGGGATTGTAGATACTATAGATTCTTTCGTATCTTCTATATGGACTGATAGATATACAAGTTTTGGAGATTTTCAACTTGTAACTCTCCCAACACAAAAAATGCTTGCTAATTTAGCAGTAAATAATTACGTGTGTTTAAAAGATTCAGAACACATGATGATTATCGAGAACCGAGAAATAATCACAGACCCAACCAATGGCGCCCGTCTAAAAATAACCGGAAGATCTTTAGAGATTCTTCTTGACAGACGAATTGCATGGGCGCAGACGATTCTCAATGGTAATTTTCAAACGGAGATTAAGCGACTTCTTAGTGAGAACATATTAACAACAGGGAGTGCTGATCCTGCCAGAAAGATAAACCTGATATTTGAAGATTCAACAGATCCCGCAATCACGGGGTTAACAATCTCCGCACAGTATTATGGTGAATCTTTGTATTCTATAGTACAAGAGCAATGTTCAGCACAAAATATTGGGTTTAAGATAACACTTAATAGTTCTAACCAATTCGTGTTCAAATTGTATAAAGGCGTCGACAGATCCTATGCACAATCGACAAATAATTATGTGGAATTTTCTCCAAATTTTGACAATTTAATATCCTCAGATTATGTTGAGACAGCAACAAACTTACGAAATGTAATTCTTGTTCTTGGCGAAGGTCAGGGTTCAGCTATTAAATGGGCCGCAGCAGGTATAGGTACAACAAATGATCGAACTGGTATGAATCGTCGAGAAATATCAGCTACTGCTAATGATTTATCTCAGACGATACCTACAGGAACACTCGCTTTACAACAATATCTAGATGAACTTGTCACTCGAGGGACAAATCTATTATTGGAAACGCTTAAAAATTACACTTTTTCCGGTGTGGTTAATGCTAAATCCATGTATACATATGGTCTTCATTTTTTCATGGGTGATATTGTGCAGATAGAAAATGAATACGGGTTAACAGGCACATCAAGAATAACAGAATATATATATTCTCAAGATGAATCTGGAATATCCTCTATTCCTACGTTTACAAAACTTTAAGCCAAACTCGATCAAAGTATGTGAAAGGAGGATACCTAATGACTGTTCCTGAACGAATGTTGGGGCACGACCAGGGTTCAGAGATTGGCCCCAGACAGGCGACGCCTTTCACAAGAGTTTGGTATTGGGCGTTTCTTGTTATGGGCATTGTACTAATCATTGGTGGTTTAACTACCTGGGCTCCGGCTGGATCTATAGCGGATCTTCCTGATGGTACTACAGTTGATGTATATGGTTTGGGTATTAATTGGCGACCTATTATTCATCTTTTGATAGGGGTTCCAATTTCTGTTGGTGCTATTATTTCTCTTATTGGCGCCAAATACCGGGAAACGATTGATGAGTCCTGGCGATTAGAACAAGCGGGAGCTATATTTGGTATTGTTGGTTGGATCGGATTTGCTTTAGCGGCGGGTTATCAACATCCATCATCTATTGTTGATATGTTGTTTCCTTTGACCTGTGCTATATCTTTGGTTATTAGATGGTTTACTCTACATCATCGTGAAAAGATTATTCGACCTCAGTATGAGGCAAAAGTAAAAAATAATGCCATTGAAATCCAAAATGCTGCTTCGGATATTCAGGTCAAAGCCAAAGAGATTCAGGAGACTCAGCAATGACCCCGTTGCTAATCCCACTATTAACATTGGATCAAATTCTGATCCCAGTATTAGGTGTTCTTGCTGGTGGTGGTGCTCTTGGAGCCTGGCTGACATACAAGTTGGGGAAGAAGAAACTACCAATTGACAGTAATACCGCTGCTGCAGTTCTTTCAGAGAAAGCTGGAAACCTTGCACTGGCAATCGCAACTCGTGGAGATGCAAATTTGACTCGTCTTGAAGAAGTTGTGAACCAACAGCGCGAAGATATGAATGCTATGTCTGCACAATTGGCCGCTACAAATCTTAAACTCTCGCAGAAGAGTGAGTTGGTCGACAAGACCAGGTCTGAGGTGCAAGCAATATGGCATGGGTTTTGGGGCTGGTATGACAACAAAATCGTCGCCCGTTGGGAGATCGTTCGTCAACAGCCGATTCCGCCTGATCCGCCTATAGAGTTTAATAATCCTGACCGCCCATATTCTTCGATATTGGGTAGTTAAAACAATAAGGAGCAAGTAGTGAGTAACACTGTAGTAGATCCCAATGCCGAGGTAACCACAGCTAAGAGTTTTCTTAGTGAGCCGGGTTACAAGGTTGTAAAGTTCATTGCAATGATTCTTCTTCCTGCCATTGGTACATTTTACTTTACCCTGGCAGGTGTATGGCACTTCGGATATGCAGAGCAGGTAGTTGGAAGTATTGTTTCTTTCGATACGCTTCTTGGCGTTCTTCTTGGAGTGTCAACGGCTAACTTCAACGCCTCTAATGTTAAGGCTGTTGGAGATATGGTTGTAAATTTGACTGGTGGTGACGCGCCATTGGTAAGTCTTCGTCTTCTGGATAAGACTCCTGAAGAGTTGGCTAAACTTAGTAGCGTAGTGTTCAACGTTGTTAATTCACCGTCGACTACTTCTACTGATACTACGACCGATGGTCCTCAGGTACTACCCCCGAGCGATGCCGAGGGTGCAACTGCTTCGCAGGTTTAACGTGTGCTATAATGAGCTATTAACCTCTTGAAAGGAAAGCACATGCCGTTCGCCATTTTTGGCTCGAAGAAGCAGACGCGTTTTGACAAGGAGAAAGATCGCATCCTGGACCAACTGAGTACCCTCAGTGCTGAGTCCAAGACGTACGCCGACGCAGTGAAGAACTATGACCTTCTGTGCAAGACCGCAACCTATAAGAAGGACGGTTCTGTCAGCATGGACACAATCATCACCGTGACCGCGAACATCCTCGGAATCGCACTCGTGCTCGGATACGAACAGGCTCACGTCGTCACCAGCAAAGCGCTCAACTTCATCATCAAACCGAAGTGAACACTTGTACCACTGTTAAAAGGTAAGGCTAAAAAGGAAGGGTGCATAGGGATATTAACAATCTTATGCACTCTTTCTTTTCGCCAATTCTACAAGGGTTACTAAAAATTTGCTCGCAGGATAAACATGGTGTATGATGACACTACTAACTAAGGAGCATCATGACTAATGTCTGGGATGATGAGGCTTTTAAGAAAGACATGCGCAAGCTTCACATCTGGGAAGCGATCGGCTACAGTCTCACCGCTGCACTGCTGGTCTACTCCATCATGAAGTACAAAACTTACCGCACAGATCTTTCTCGTGAAGCCGAGGAAGCCAAAGACATCATTCGTCAAGCATTCGCTGACAAGTAAGTCAAAAAGAGAGAGTCCCTTAAACAAGGACTCTTTCATTCGCAGAAAAAACAGGGCTTATAATGACATCATCTAACCGAAAGGACTACATCATGAGCGAAGCCACAGGCACTGTTCTGATCGTGATCACCTCTCTGTCCGCTCTGACATCCGCCGCTACACTCACACTCGTAGTTCTCGGAGGAAAGAACATACAGACACAGGTCGACACTCTCAAGGCACAGTTCGAAGCAACGCGCAAGAAGACAAAGGAATTTCTGTCAAGTATGGATCTCTAGTAAAAAGGGGGAGACGTCTACGGACGCCTTTCTCTTTTTTATCCTCGCAAGAAATACATGGGTTATAATGACCTCATAAACCTCTAAGAAAGAGTAAACATCATGAAGAAGACCGTCACCACCGTGAAGAACTTCGTCGTCAAGAACAAGACCAAGCTCATCGGAGCGATCGCGATCGGCCTCACCGCCGAAGTGATCTTCCAGAAGGGCCTGCTCAACTCCCACGACGAGTTCCTCCGCCTGCACGATCTCTACAACGAGTTCTACGCCATCTCCGCCGAGATCACTGAGTAACAAAGACTGAGTCCCTTAAACAAGGACTCTTTCTTTCTGATCTCGCAGGATTTGCATGTCCTATGATGAGAAGATATTATCTGGCCGATAATATTAAATGACCACCTAAAACCAAGGATCGTCTTCTCCTCTTTTTTCTTTTATCGACTCAAAATGGGAGCAACACATGACTGAGTATTCAGAAGCAACACTTGCATTTTGGGAGAAGGTTCTCTCAGATGCAGTCGAAGAGGAGGACCGTGCGTGGAAAGAACTTGAGCGCATAAAGGGCAGTCCTCTATCTACAGATTATGACATCAAGCATGCACAAGAAGATTACGACTCCGCGCTTAAGGGTCGTAACCTTAATGAACTCACAGTTCGTGGCATTCGTGAGAAGCTCAACTTCCGTGTCTACAAGAAGCCAGAAGGAGTATAAGTATGAGCATGCAGTTTCTAGGAGCAGTTCGTAACCGTCGTGGAGCTCAACTCTTCATCGAACGTCAACTCGAGCGTGGATTTGCGATTTACGCAATTCGAGAGTCTGCTCTGAGTCTTCGTACGACAACTAATAATCCCGCCACAAAGCATGGTGCAGATCTTGTCTATACCGAAGTTAATCGCCAACTGAGTGCTGGAAATCCTCGTTGGTGGGATCTACCTGCGGCATTGGGGTTATTGGTTGTTGGTGGATTAATCGTGGTGTTCATCCTCACATTAGCGCACTGACATGAATCTCGATGAGTATTACGCGAGTCTTCACCTATCACAAGAAGAGATTAACCTGCGTAAAAGGTTGCAAAGAGTGCTTGGAAAACCTCTTGAAGCTTGGCAGATTGATTTTATCCATCTCATTCGTGGGCATGCCAATCATGAGATGATGGAGTATCTAGACACATAAACCCAACCGAACTACCTCAAAATAGGAGCAAGTTATCATGATGAAGCGTAGCACACTCACCTTTTTGGCAATCTTTGCATCGTTAGTTATCCTTTTCTTCTCATCGGTTTCTGCTAAGGCTTGTGGGACTCCCACACCAGAACCGTCTCCCACAATCTCTGCAAGTTCTACGGACGTTCCTACGACCTCTGAGACGCCGTCGAGTATCCCGACTTCAACTGAGACACCTTCTGCTACTGTAGAGCCTTCAGAGACCATTACAGCTTCTCCTACGGCCACTGTAGACTCTACAGTCACAGCGTCTGCTACCGCGTCATCTACTTGTTGGATTCCAGAGGGTTGCGGATCGATGTCTACGCCATCGACTACAGCGACAAAGCAAAGTAGTTCTTCGACTCCTTCGCCATCTAGGTCAGATACAAACATCTGTGTGACACCGGAGAGTTGTTATTTTCCAGCACCAGGAGAAGGAAAACCTGACCCAGTCATCACATATAGTCAGTGGATGTGGTCTGGTGTTTGTACGGATACTGTAGTGACTCAAAGTCGAAATGTTATGACCACTGATTGGGTTTATGCTACAGGTTATGACTACTGGATTCAAGATTACACACATACGACATCTACGTTTGAGACTCGTCAACATGTGATTTTGGATTCTGAAAAAGAAGACTTTTTACATTATTGTTTCATCGACCCCCCGGTAGAACCGGTTATGCTAGAGACTTATAAGTTGGCGGATACTGGTTCAGATATGCCTTGGTATCTTGCAGGAATCGCCCTTTGTATCTCCGTGATTGGTTTCACTATGGTATTCGGTGTTAAGAAGGTAAAGAAGTAACAAGGTCTAGGCCATAGCCTCTTAAGCCTAGAGCGTCAACCATATTCTCTTGGGGGGAGTATGGTTGGGTGAGGAAAGTCGTACTTAGTAATAGACAACGGTTGCGTGGCCTGATCAACCGCAAAAGGCCGGACCCTAGTCCCTGTGAAACGTATATCCTCCATTATATAATATAGTACTCCTCATAGAAACCTGACGACGGGGGCAGCGGCTGCTTGGGATGGCTCTGCCGTGAAAGCCCCCATTTATGTAGTACCTATTATAGAGTTAAGGGGCTTCGGTTACTTTAGTGAGTGCAGTGTTAGGCTCGCACGCACCTTAGGCTTAAACGAAATGCTCTATATTCGCCCTTTTAAAACCGATGTCGGGGATCCGCGGATAAGGTCAATAAAAGACCTCGCCCATCTTAAACGACAGCATTAACGTGCCCGACATTGGTCTCTACCATATTCTTAAAACTCTTGAAAAGAGTGCACGATGAAGGAGGGTACAGTCTTTATTCGGTGGAACATGAACGCCGATTCTTGGAGTGGAACTCGAACGATGATCGATATTCATAAGACGCTAGAAGGTGCTATTGCTGCTGTGGATGACGACATTAAAAAGGCACCCTACATTCGTCCTCTTTCTGAGAATGATAAGTATGTCGCGAATTTTACGTACGAAGCCATTTCTGAGGAAAATCTTCTAGATTAAGGATAAGTTATGCCTGCTGTTCAGCAAGACAATGTAAAAAAGATCGTTGCTTTGTGGGATCAGAAGGCCGAACTGACTCCTGAACTTAAGACTTACTGGCTCTCACTGACAACTGCTCAGCGTAGAGAGATTTACCAAGATTATAACTACGAGGTTGAGGGTGATGAGTGATGTTACGTAGTTTCGTAACTGAGAGTGGCGTTTACATAAGTCTTGGCGATGCTGGTTATATATCTGAGGACGCTAAAGAGCAGAGATTTTCTATCGGTGATAATCCGATACTGTGTACTCGATCACTTACCCCGAACGATCGTCGTAGGCTTGGAGAGCTTCTATATTCTTCAATTGGTGAGAGTTCGTCACCGAGTGTTGGCGAAGTTCATCTTGAGCGAGTTATTGAGACCCAAAAAGCTGAGATCGAGAAGCTTAAGGGCGAGAAAGCTGAGATTGAAACTCGCTTCGACCGGGTAGTCAATGATAAATATGCATTCCATCGTGAAGCTCAAGAACTTCAGTTGCTCTTAGACAAGCAGCGACTTGAGAATCAAGGTTTGAATATGCGAGTTGATACCCAGCGTCGAATGCTAGTTCGTTTGCGTAAGGGTTTGAAGAAGATAGATAAAATCGCATTGTCTTTTGAATAACAACTAAAAATTCTTGAAAGGGGTTAAGAAAATGACCACACTTCCACGTTTCATCGATCTCAAAGACATCGCAACTGATACTCCCACGGATCTGACTTGTGGAAGGGTGTTTCATGTCTTCTCAGTACTCAATCCTTTAAAGCACAAGGCTCGCATCGAGATGATTGCCGAAGAGGGTAGAGGTAAGACCTTCTACTACAGGGCAAAGAACGTAAAGAATCTCAAGGAACTTGCTGAGAAACTTCGTCTTGCCATGTTTGAGATCAACTGTGATCTGAGTTGGTCAGGCCGGGTCATGTTCACAAGGCAATCTGTTGAGTTCGAGGCCGCAAACCAGAGGAACAACAAGACTCTTGGCGATCACCATATTCATTCTTATGCGATTGGACAAGATGAGTGGGTAGTTTGAAAGATTTTCTAAGGGTTGTGGCTGAAAAATCCCAGTGGGGTAATTTGGCCACAACTCGCAGAAATCACTGGTGCTATAGTGAGACGCTGAAGGATACCTTCCCAAGCATCTTATTTCTTTTTTGCTCGACTCTTGAAAGGAGATCGAATATGGTAACATTTGATGGCCTTGTACATACGGTAGGTCATGCGATCGCTAAAAACTCCCCTGCGATCCTAACTGGTCTCGGCGTAGGAGGAGTCATAACCACCGCTGTAATGTCTGCAAAGGCCACTCCAGGGGCTATAGAGGCCATTGCAGAGGCTGAAGCGGCTGAGTTTGAGAAAGACCCGTCATTCGAAGCCTTCACTTTGTGGGGGAAGACAAAGGTCGCTTGGAAGTTGTATCTGCCGACCGCAGTGATGGGTGCAGCGACGATTATGTGCGTTGTGGGGTCAAATTCGATCAATGCTCGTAGGGTTGCAGCGCTTGCAAGTCTATATTCCATCACAGAAACCGCTCTGGATGAGTATAAGGCCAAGGTTGTAGAGACCATTGGTGAGACAAAAGAGCGTAAGATCCATGATGCAGTCGTTCAGGATCATCTGAATAACAACCCGCTCAGTACTACTCAGATCGTATTTCTCGGTAAGGGTGATCAACTTTGCTACGATTCCTTGTCCGGACGATACTTCAAGAGTGATGCTGAGACCATTCGACGGGCAGAGAACCATATTAATGCCCAACTTCTGAACAACATGTTCGCGTCCGTCAACGATTTCTGGTGTTCGATCGGTCTTCCAGATACCACATTGGGAGAGGATCTCGGATGGGTTTCTGACCATATGCTCGAGATCGATTTCACATCCAAGTTGACCGATACTGGCGAGCCGTGTTTGGTTATCGACTATCTAGTCAAGCCTAAGTATGACTATTACCGCGGGATTAACGACTGATTCGCAAGAAATACACGGGGTATAGTGAACCCACAATCATTCCCGAAAGGACTTAAAAATGAACGAGGACACACTCACCCCCAACGACTCTACCAATGTCTCACCGATCCCCATGATCTTGTGGGCTGTGGCGACAGGACTAACCATGCTCCTCTCCGCCATGACCAGCAAGAACATGAAGGAGTCGATGGCCGCTTGGAAGGATTCGCGGGCAACCGTGGAACCCCCCGTCATCGAAGACCTCAACCTCGACTGACCAAGAATCAAAGATTGGGTCCCTTAAACAAGGATCCTTTCTTTTTCAAAAACCATATCTTATAGAAACGAGAAACCATGCTTAAGAAGAAGATTACTTACACGAACTTCAACGGTGAGGAGATCACCGAGGATTTCTACTTCAATCTCACACAGGCTGAGGTTATGGAATGGGAGTTGGGTCAGTCTGGTGGTATGACCGCTATGATCCAGAAGATCGTCAACGCCAAGGATATGCCGAAGCTTACGGCGCTCTTCAAGACCGTTATCCTCAAGTCGTACGGTGAGAAGTCCGATGACGGAAAGCACTTTGCGAAGAGCAAGGAGATCACTGAGGCGTTCACTCAGACTCAGGCATATTCTCAACTCTTCATGGAGTTGGCAACAGATGATGTCGCTGCCGCAGCATTCATCAATGCAATCATTCCCAAGGAGCCGCAGGACCATAAGAAGAAGGATGGCGCTACTACACCTCAGTGGCCCGCTGTCCAGCCTGTTACCGATGGTACGAACGTCTGATTTAGGTCTTTCTTTGTAGTACACAAAACTAACGAAAAGGATGTATCAGCAATGGAGCTAACAACGATCAGCACAAGGCCCATGAACACTGGCGTAAAGTTGACTGGTGGGAAGTACAAGGGCAAGAAGTTCAAGCGAGAACAGCCTCGTGTGTGGATCCAGCAATGGGACAAGAGTACTCCCAGACCTGTATGTTGGCAACCACTGCATCTTTCGCATCTTGAGATTATGGCCGGTCGCCCGGTAATATTGCACTGATACATCCTTTCCGGGGATATAGCGTGCCTCTAGGGGGATTTCGTCCGCATATCTTAAATGACAGCATACTGTGCCCGGGAATAACCATATTCTATAATCTTGAAAGGAAAATCATGACAACCACAAAGAAAGATGCTCTATTGCTTACTACCGGTTTGGTAGTATATTCTGGGGTAAACACCGCGCTTAAGAATAGTCTTGTGGCATTGATGCCTGAAGACCTTTCTCTGCGTGGTCGTTTCTGCATTTTCGTCGCACGTGTTGGGGTATCTCTGGCCGTAACAGATATGGTTACATCCAAACTAGTGTCGACTATCCTGTTCACGGAGAAGCAGATTGAGAAGTCTGTAGATCAGATTAAGAACGCATTCAATGGTGTTTCGGAGCCCACAGATACTTCCACGTAATACCATATTTACCACTCTTGAAAGAAAAAGGAGCACCATGTCTGTTGATAATGAGGATTCACTAGAGGAAGACGTCGTCATTTCGAATCCGATGAAGCGTCCTCTTCGGACGAACGCGGATGAAGACATTAAGATTGATCCTCCTGAGAGAGAGAAGAACGAAAAGGTTATCCAAGGAACGGTTATTCAAAAGAAAAAGTCACTTGGGCGTAAGATCGCAGACACCTTCACGGGGGACGACGCACGAAGTGTCGTTCAGTATGTGTTCTTTGATGTAGTTGTCCCGGGGGCAAAGGACATCATTGCTGACATGTTCAAGGAAGGCATCGAGCGATTCCTTTTCGGAGACTCTCGGAGGAGTAGCCATAGGTCGTCTTCAGATAGGCGTCCGTACACGTCATACAGTAGCATCAGTCGTGACCGTGATAGGGATCGGGACCGAGGAGAGTCCGACAGGTACATGTCTCGGCGTGCTCGTGCGACTCATGATTTTCGTGACATCATTCTCCCATCTCGAAATGACGCGGAGGTTGTCATCGAACGGCTTACTGATGCGATCGAGATGTATGCAACCGTGACCGTCGAGGATCTTTATGACCTTATAGGGATTACGGGAGACTTCACCGATGGTAAGTACGGATGGACCACTCCTCGAGGAATGCGTGTAGTGCGAGTTCCAGATGGGTACATCCTTGATCTTCCTAACCCTCAACCGATTGATTAGTAGGTCAAAATAGGAGCATTATGAACGTCGAGCAGAAGCGAGGCGAAGTGATTAAGGCATATTCTGGACCTGCCTGGAAAGCAAAAGTCTTGAAGATGCCTGATGGTCAAATCCTCGCGGTTTACGCAAATCTATATCTCAAACCACGAACGAATAAATAAGGAGCATTGAAAATGAGTAAGATCGATACGATTATGAATGGAGTAACCCAGCTCGCTGGCAACTCCGGATTGCAGTTTAAGAAGTTCCTCCCTGATATTCTCATGGGAGTCGGCGTCATCGGTGTTGTCGGAACCGTTGTTGTTGCATCTCGTGCGACTCTTAAGTTGGAGACGAAGGTCGATAAGATCCACGCAGACCTTCAGGAGTTGAGCGATTTCCGTGACAACTCTGCAGTGACCGACTATGCAGACAACGCATATGGCAAGGATGTCGCTAAGATCTATATCCGTAGTGCAATCGATCTGGGAAAGCTTTATGCTCCGGCGTTGGCTCTCGGAATGGTTTCCATCGTATGTCTCGTGAGTTCTCATGGGATCATGAAGCAGCGTAATGCGGCTCTCACCGTTGCATATGTTGCTGTCGAACGTGCGTACAACGCATACCGTGCTCGCGTCACTGAGGAGTATGGTCCTGAGAAGGACCTTGATTTCCACCGTGGACGTCGCGATGTCACTCTCGTTGAGAAGGATGAGGAGAGTGGTAAGAAGATCAAGATCCCCGTTAAGGAGATTGATTCTAATACACATACCCCTTACGCCAAGTTCTTTGATGACACTTGTGGATCTTGGCAGCGTAATGCTGAGTACAATCTGATGTTCCTGGTTGGACAGCAGAACTACATGAATGACATGTTGCATGCTCGTGGGCACGTGTTCCTTAACGAAGTTTACGATCGTCTGGGAATCCCTCGTACGCGAGAGGGCGCACTTGTTGGTTGGATCATGAAGAAGGGTGGCCCTAACTCTATCGATTTCGGTATTTATGATGCCAACAACACTCGTGCACGTGAGTTCGTGAATGGTTATGAGTACTCCATTCTTCTCGACTTCAATGTCGATGGTCCGATTCATAATCTGATTTGAAGCTCTGGCGCCGCTAAATATGGCTGTGGGAGGTATGAGCAGGATGTGCTCGACTTCCCATGGCTTTATATTTATGACCTCGGGGCCATAGACAATAATCCCAAGATAGGAAACCTTAATTATGGATGATATTCTGAGCACGTTTACGCTCAATAAGTGGCATTATATGCTGTTTGTGGCTGGCACTCTTGCGGGATCTGGTATTGGGATCCTTGCAACAAAGGTTCATTACAAGAAGAAGTATGAACTTCTTGCGGATGAGGAGATGTCTGCATATAAAGAGAATCTTCGACGTATGGAGTACGTTCGTAGGGATGTTAAGATGACGGAGGATCTCTTCAACAGAGAGTTTTCCCCGGAGGCATGGACGCCTATGACTGCTGAAGAGGCTGCTGAAGAGAAGGCAGCATATGAGGCGACTCTCGACGAGCTTCCATATTCTTCGACTGTGACTCTTCATGGTGAGAAGCCGTCTCTTGCAGATCTTCTTGCTGTGCACGAGTCTTTGGATAGTGTAGTTGAGAAGGAGACTGAGGAAGAGATCACCGCTAAGGTTGTTTCTGGTGAGTACTCAGTCACAAAGGGAAAGGAGCGTATGCAATACGTATCTTTCGACCCAGATAACAAGGAGGGTGCCGGTGCTCGACTTCTCCGAAACATATTTGATACCGTTGAACCCTCGGAAGAGGACGAGGAAGACGACGATACTCCCGATTACGATTCATTGACAGTTAATCAGTTGACGGACATTGCTCGTGAGCGTGGAATATCTGTGTCTGGACTCCGCAAGAGGAACATCGTTCAAACACTTATCGACTATGATGATGCGCTTGCATCTGCTGGATATGTCGACGGAGAGCATGAGTCTGAGTCGTCTATGGATGATGAAGATGGTCCATATGTGATCTCTTATGAGGCTTTTGCTTCTGAGAATCTTCATTACAGCAAAGTAATGATTACATATTATGCAGTAGACGATACACTTTGTGATGATCAAGAGCATGTTATAACGGATAATGATGGTGTTCTTGGTAAGCATGCAACGGATCGATTTGGTCTGGGATCTCATGATAAGAACGTTGTATACGTTCGAAATGATGATATTGCCTGTGACTACGAGGTAACTCGTCTCAACAAGAGTTATTCAGAGGACATTTTAGGTTTTTCTGACCACACCCCTCGCATTGGTCGGATGAGGCCGGAGAATGACTAGTACATGCATAGACAAAGAGAAGACCGAGTGGGAGTATTTTCAGTGGTTGTATAAAATGATTGGGGCTGTCACAGACAAGAACCCTAATCATACCCATTTTATGCTGGCAGAGCAGTTGCATAAGAGAATTTTCAAGTTTACAGTCCCGAATGATGATAATCGAGCTGCTGATGGCATATTTCTTCGCGATCAGTATCTCGATGTCATCGGAACTTGGGGCGAATGCCAGCGAAAAGTTGCACCCTGCAGTATGTTGGAGATGCTTATCGCTCTCGCCAAGCGAGCGGCATTTGAGGCTGACGGAATCAATGCGCCTAACGGAACGGGCGATTGGTTCTGGAGGATTCTGAGTAATCTAGATCTTAAGAAGTATACGGACGAAGTATATTTTGATGTAGAGGCTACAGAAATTATTAACGAGACCATTAGTGACGTTATATATAGGCGTTACGATTACAATGGTAAGGGCGGGTTGTTCCCACTGGAACGGCCTTTCGAGGATCAACGACGGACCGAAATCTGGTACCAGCTCGCAGCATATCTTATGGAGAATCCTGGGATCGGGCGATAATCTGACAACGGCTCCTGAAAGGAGGATCATGGATTTCTACAGAATCGTGGAAAGGAGCACAAGAAACGGTGTCACAGAAATATCACCAGATTTCAGAGTCAGTAGGTCACAAGATCTCATGGTTCGGGGCAAGTCTTTCTATGCCATTTGGGATGAAGAAGCTAACCTCTGGTCTACGGACGAGTATGACGTTCAGAGACTCGTGGATGCTGAACTCGTGGCTTATAAAGAGCAAGCTGGGCCTGATAGACATCTTCAGATAAAGTTGATGGCGGACTTCTCCAGTAATATTTGGTTGCAGTTCCGTAATTATCTCGCGCATGTGTCAGATTATGCACATCAGTTAGACACGAAGTTGACATTTAGCAACACAGAGGTAAAAAAGAAGGATTTTGTAAGTCGTAGGTTGCCATATGCTCTTGAACCCGGTACTTACGATGCATGGGATGAGTTAATTGGAACTTTGTACAAGCCCGAAGAGAGACAAAAACTCGAATGGGCAATAGGTTCTATCGTTGCTGGGGACGCTAAGGATATTCAGAAGTTTGTTGTTTTGTATGGAGAGGCCGGTTCTGGAAAGTCAACCGTTCTCAATATCATTCAGAAACTTTTCGCGGGGTATTATACTGCGTTCGAAGCCAAGGCACTAACTACAGCAAATAATTCATTTTCTACAGAAGTCTTCAGAACTAATCCGCTTGTCGCAATACAGCATGACGGTGACTTGTCGAAGATTGAGGATAACACAAAGTTAAACTCGATCATATCTCATGAAGAGATGACCATGAACGAGAAGTATAAGCCCAGTTACATGGCTCGGGCTAACTGCTTTCTGTTTATGGGTACTAATAAGCCTGTCAAGATTACGGACGCCAAATCTGGTATTATTCGGCGCCTGATTGATGTTAAGCCTTCTGGGAATCGTCTACCTCCCAGGAAATACCAAACCTTGATGTCTCAGATAGAATTCGAACTTGGTGCTATTGCTGCGCACTGCCTCGAGGTATATCGTGAGATGGGTAAGGACTATTACTCTGGGTATCGCCCGCTTGAGATGATGTTGCAGACTGACGTATTCTTCAACTACATAGAATCCATATATGACCAGTTGAAGGCGCAGGATGGTATATCTCTGGCGCAAGCCTATGAGTTGTACAAAATATATTGTGATGATTCGTTGGTTGATTTCAAACTTCCTCGTTATAAGTTCCGTGAAGAACTCAAGAACTACTTTGAGAAATTCGACGAGGTAAAACGCTGTGGAGACAAGCAGGTACGGAGTTACTACTCTGGGTTCCTGAAGTCGAAGTTCCGTTCTGCAGCAAAGAAAGAAAAAGAGGAGCATGTATATTCTCTTGTTATGGATCAGACAGAGTCTCTTCTTGACGAAATGCTCAAGAAGCAACCAGCACAGTATTCTAAGGCTGATGGAACTCCGAAGAAATATTGGACCAATAACCCAAAGATCGGAGTGGGTGGGAAAGAGTATATTCCAAAGCCCGAGCAAGTTGTAGATACTGTTCTGTCTGATATAGACACAAGTAAAGAACATTATGTAAAACCTCCACTGAACCATATTGTAGTAGACTTTGATCTTAAGGATGAGAACGGAGAAAAGTCTGCAGAAAAGAATATTGAAGCTGCCAGTAAGTGGCCTGCGACATATTCCGAGTTCAGTAAGAGTGGGCATGGTGTGCATTTGCACTATATCTACCCCGGAGACATAGAAGAGGTAAGTCGAGTATATGACGAGGGCGTTGAGATTAAGTTATTCAATGGTGATAGTTCTCTTCGTCGTAAACTCACTTTGTGCAACAATATACCGGTAGCCACAATTGCAAGCGGACTGCCTATGAAGGAGAAGAGTGTGATAAACTTCGATGCAGTCAAGAGCGAACGTGGTCTGAAGGACATGATTGAGAGAAATCTCAGGAAAGAATTTCACCCGGGGACTAAACCCAGCATTGATTTCATATATAAGATTCTCGACGATGCATATAAGTCGGGACTTACGTATGATATGACACCCTTGCGCCCAAGTGTTCTCATTTTCGCTAACAATAGTAGCAACCAGGCAGAATACTGTGTCAAGCTCGTTAGTGAGATGAAGTTCAAGTCTGAGGAGATATCTGAAGATAAGGGCGGGTATAAGGACGAACCTCTAGTCTTCTTTGACGTTGAGGTGTTCCCGAACCTATTCGTGGTCTGTTGGAAGTATGCAGGACCGGGTAATGTAGTAGTAAATATGATCAATCCGACAGCAGCGGAGATCGAGCCTCTCCTTGCTATGAAGTTGGTCGGTTATAACTGTCGACGGTATGACAATCATATCCTCTATGCTGCTTTCTTAGGGTATAGTCTCGAACAGTTGTACTATCTCAGCCAGCAACTCATTGGTAATAGTCGAAATGCTCTGTTTGGAGAGGCGTATAACCTTTCCTACACTGATATTTACGATTTCACATCATTAAAGCAGAGTCTTAAGCGTTATGAGATTGATCTTGGAATCCACCATAAGGAACTTGGTCTCCCTTGGGATCAGCCGGTTCCGGATAATATGGTTGATCTTGTAGTTGAGTACTGTGGTAATGATGTTATTGCTACAGAGGCTACGTTCGATTCAAGACATGAAGACTTCGTTGCTAGGCAGATTCTTGCTGAGTTAAGTGGTCTAACTGTTAACGATACGACGCAAAGGCACACTGCTAAGATCATATTTGGAAATGATAAGAATCCTCAAGACAAGTTTGTATATACACATCTTGATGAGTTATTCCCGGGGTATACTTTTGACTATGGGAAGAGTACTTACCGTGGCGAAATTACTGGTGAGGGTGGATATGTGCATGGGGAAGAGGGGATGTATACGAACGTCGCACTATTGGACGTAACGTCAATGCATCCTACAAGTCTTGAAGTTATGAATTGCTTCGGACCATATACAAAGAACTTCTCTGACATTAAATCGGCACGTATCGCAATCAAGAACAAGCAGTATGATGAAGCCAAAAAAATGCTCGGTGGGATTCTTGTAAAATATCTTACAGATGAGAGCCAGGCAAAGGCGTTATCCTATGCATTGAAGATTGTTATCAACATTGTGTATGGTTTGACTTCGGCTAAGTTTGATAATCCATTCCGTGATCCTAAGAATATTGACAATATTGTGGCTAAGCGTGGAGCTTTGTTCATGATCGATCTTAAGCACGCTGTACAAGAGCAGGGGTTCATAGTAGCCCATATTAAGACTGACTCCATCAAGATCCCAGATGCAACACCTGAGATCATTAAGTTTGTAATAGAGTTTGGTAAGAAATATGGGTATGACTTTGAGCACGAAGCAACGTACAGTAAGATGTGTCTCGTCAACGACGCCGTCTATATTGCTAAGTATGCTACTTCCGAATTCTGTGAAGATCTTTACGGATATGTTCCTGAGGCTTGCCAGAAGCATGGGAACGAATGGACTGCTACTGGTGCACAATTTGCTCAACCATATGTGTTCAAGACGCTATTTAGTCACGAACCGCTCGTATTTAAAGACATGTGCGAAGTTAAGGCTGTTACTACATCCCTATATTTGGACATGAATGAAGAAATGAGTGTCACTAATGATGAGCATAACTTCATATTCGTAGGTAAGATTGGTTCATTTGTTCCGATCAAGCCGGGGTATGGTGGAGGACTTCTCATGCGTGAGAAGGAAGGCAAGTATTATGCCGCAACTGGTTCTAAGGGATACCGTTGGCTCGAAGCCGAGATGGTTACACTTTTCGGTAAAGAGAATGATGTCGATCGTGGATATCATGACCATCTAGTAGATGACGCGGTTTCTAACATGGCTAAGTACGGAGATGTTGAATGGTTCTTATCTAACTAACAACTAAAGGGGGTATCTTATTATGGATTTGTCACAGGTTATAAATCTTATATTTGCAAGTTTTATCGGGTGTATAGCTGGAATAATTACGTATTATTGGCCTAACATTATAAACAAAATTCATAAGAAGGATACCCCCAAGGGTGTTCCTCTTAACGGAGTTCACTTTGATCAGAAACTAGAACCTATGGGCTATGACCTTCCTTCATCAAAGCCAGTGTGGTCTGCTGAGAAAAAAGTTAAGCCCAAACCATATCGTGAGGAACTCCCAGATTGGCCAAATATAGATGATTTCTTTCCTCCCCCGCCAAAGCAAATAACAGACATAGATATTCTTCGTATGAAAAATCCTAGAGGAGATTATCTATGGGTGGAAGCAATAATCACGGATAGTATATCATACAACGATGTTCGTAAGATTCTTGGGTATCCGGCAATGACGGAAAAAACTCCTGAGGAAATTGCGCGTATGAATGAACTCATGTATAGTGCAGAGGCTAATCTGTTTCCTGGAATTATAAGGACGAACCACATTCTTTACGGTGACGATCAGCCAATAGGTATTCTAAGGTTTAAAAATCCATTAAGTACTACTGAAGCAGATAGATTAAAAGAAAATTGGGATAAATTAAATAGAGTCTACAAAGTAGGCCAAGATGACTGACAACGAAGAGCGAGACGTTACTCTCGATAATGGTAAGGTCGTTGGCCATGCCACAATTACCGAAAATGAAGGGGAAACGTATATCAATATCAGTATTACTGATGCACAGACAATTAAAGACTTAGAAAACTTCCCAGAATTAGAGGATTTCGACAAGACTGTTAACCGATAAGATAAATACTCTTGAAAGGAGTAATGATGAGTGCTTTTGGAAAGCGGCGCTTGCGCATAACACGAGCATCTATCGTGGATGAAGCAAAGAAGAAGTTGGCAGAGGCTAAGAAACTCAATGATGAAGTACAAGCTAGTGATGACGTAAATGTGATTATGGAACGTTATCGTCAAGTAATGGCTATCAACGCTGAAGTCGACGAAATGCTTGATGAAGCTAAGAAGTTGCCTAAGAAATGACCATATTCCAAAGACTAATCCTTACGATTAAGATGAACTGGATTCTTATTGTGGTTATTACACTAATGGCTATAGGAAGCGCGTACACGGGGTATGTCTTTGGAGGGATTCCTAGTGAGTGAGATATATGCTTGGGAGGATGAAATACCTTCCACGGTAACATTGCCTCTTACAGATGAAGAACTCACGGCATTGCGGTATACTCCTGAGATGTATTCAGCTTGTGCGAACGAACAACATGAGTTATATCTGCAAAAAATTACTGCAGGAAAAGAGTTAGTGCGTCAGGCAAACCAGCATACGGCAAATTATATTCATTACATCCTCCTCGAACGAACCGCAAGAAAGGAACAAGAAACTCATGGGACAGTCTTGCTTGAAGGTTCTGGTGAGAGGGTATCTCTACTCAGCGGGGCAGGAAAGAACCCCGATTGAACTAGAGGTCACAGACCAAGAAACCATATCTAAACTTAAAGTTGGAATGGTCGGAGACTTTGAAATTCTCGAGTTTGAACTAGGAGAGAAGGTCAGTAATGCCTAGCAAATATCGTAAGAAGCCTGGAACTGTGGAAGCAATGCAGTGGACGGGTAAAAACTTCGATGACTTATATTCTTGGCTTGGAAAATTTAACATTATGGGCATTGATAAGCCTGATAGTGCCTCAGACTCTAATAAATCTTCATGGATACAGGTGTGGCAGGATGCCAAGCTCTGGGTTACTTTAATAGTTGGTGAGTGGATCGTGAAGAATCCAAACAGTCTTGAAGTCGTCGGAGAAACCATATTTGAGACATTATACGACCAAGTCTTGTACGAAACAATCGTTCCTAAGATATCACCCCCACCACAGAAAGAGTAAACCATATATGGATCCGACAAGTGAAAGCACACGTCTCTTTGCGGAGAACTATAAAATTATTGCAGATAGAAATTATAATCGTGCAAAGTATTTAACTCAAGAGGGTGATCGCTGCATGGGTAAGCACGACGATTTAATGGTCGAAGCAGAGGAACTTGCAAAAAAGGAGAGCGATGAGCGATCAAGAAACTGAATCAGATATCAATACCACAGTATGTTGTAAAAAGTCAGCTATCGCAGAAGCAATACTTTGGACTGGTGCAAATCTTGAAAGTCTCATCGGTCTTGTTGGTATCAAACGAGTATTGAACCCTGGCGACGGTGTAATTAAGGTATTTAACCGGCAGTGGGCCCAGTGGACTGTGTTGGCACCTTACATGTGGGTGGTTAAGGAGGACGATGACATATTTGTACTTAGTGGCCTCGACTTCCAGCAGGATTATAAGATGTTGAGTAGTTACAAGATAGATATGTGAATCTATGGTTGAAACATCGAAGTTCAAAAAGTTTTGGATAAAGGTTGAGTGTTTTCTCTTTGGGCATAATCCAACCATTGGAATAAATTGGGGGAAGCCTATAGAAAAGTCTAGAACTTATACATATTGTTGTCGTTGTTACAAAAATTTAGATGAAAATAGGAGCACTAATGGCTAGGAATGACCGTAGGGCGATCATGTTGGAGAATGCGGAGATCGTTTTCCGTAATTTCAGCGGTAAGCAGACTCAGTACAACAAGGAGGGTAACAGGAACTTCTGTGTCTTCCTCGATACAGATTTGGCTGAGGAGTTGACTGCTGAGGGGTGGAACGTTAAGTTGGCTCGACCTCGTGATGAGCAGGATGATGCTCGCCCGTACGTACAGATTAACGTCAAGTTCGACTTTAAGCCGCCTCGTATTGTATTGATCACGAGTCATGGTCAGACGTTATTGTCTGAGTCTATGGTAAATCTTCTTGACTGGGCCGATATTGAGAAGGTGGATCTCAGCATCAATCCTTCTCCGTGGGACATCAATGGTAAGAAGGGTATCAAGGGGTATGTGAAGTCTATGTACGTGACTCTTATGCCCGATCGTCTCGCCGATAAGTACTATGACGTTCCTGAGACGGCTCTTGATGGAATGCTGCAGCAGGCAGAAGAGGCTTTCGGTAACTGATATGGATAAGGTCGTATGCACTAAATGCGGCCGTGAGCGAACCGATAAAGACCACGAGTATAATTATGTTAACGTTATGCTCCGTGGTCTTGTCGGGTGGTTCAGCGGAGAAGATGGGGGCTTCTGCCCAGAAGATATGACCAAGATGATGAATACTAGTAATCAGGTAAAGTTTTACCGACCTGATATTGAGACGGGATAGTACGGTGGAGCAAAGGCCATGTGGCCACTGGCATTACTATTGGCCGTTCTGGTGCTCTCTTGACTGGGGGCATCAGGGCGACTGCTCTCTTGAAAGGAGATGGTTTGCATGGCTGATGATGTGAATAAACTTCCAACACTTCCTTGGGGGCGTGGTAAAGACTCTATGGCAGAGGCTATCCACGAACTTACTGAGGCGATTAGGTTCACTGTAGAGTATGTTGGGTTGGCTATGCTTCCACCTCTTGAAGGATGGTCTTGGTTCGACGTTCTTAAAAAGTATGACCCGGAAACCGCAGCGAAGTTTCTTCAGAATTACCGTGTGGCATCTTCCATAATGGAATTTGAGTATAAAACAACGCCTAAACAAGAAATATGGGTCTTGTATGAGATGCATCATCGTGATTATATTCCAAAATTAAAGTTCGCAACTCGAGAACTTGCCATTGATGGTGCCCGAGAAGCCATATCCAGACTTGCCTGTGATATGGTCGAGGGAACTCAAGAAATGGTGCCTACTAACATCATGTCATGGATCAGTGAGACTGAGGATTCAGATGCTCCAATTGTGTTCTATGAAGCATACGTCGGTTCTAAACAAATTCTTGTGAAGATCCAAAAGGAGATGTTGTGAGGCAACGGCCATGTGGTCATTGGCACTACTTCTGGCTTGGTGGTGTACTAGGAAATGGGGTCATGATGGCCCTTGTGCTCTTGAAAGGAGATGGTTTAAATGGCTAATGCCAAGATGAATCCTAAGAAGACTGATCGACAGATTATGGAAGAGGCGGGAACAACTTTTCCTGAGTACATGGAGAACTTACTTTCTCAACTTGGCGAGATGGGTTATACAAAAGTAGAGATCTCAAAGTATTTTCATGAGAACTACGCTTTGAGTGAGTGGTTTCCTTTAGGTTATACAGAGGTCAATGATGAAACCTTGAACGGATGTGATCATCAAGGCCAAGTACGTCTATTTGATCCCTGCATAACATGTGGTTCTGTACATCATATTTGGTGTCCTAGTTGTGAAAGGCATCTGTGCCATGATAATTATGGCAATCGAATTAATATTCAAACAAATACTCAAACAGTTAATATGTCTTTTTCAAATGAGATAAATACTCCTATTCAACCGAATGAAGTATTGAAGACTGTTGATGTTAAAGATGATCCAGTAAATCATCCTTCTCACTACACTCAATTCCCAGTTGAGATAATCGAGATATCTCGAGAACTGTCATTCAATGCTGGGAACGTTGTCAAGTATGTCTGTCGTGCGCAATTCAAGGGTAAGTATATTGAGGACCTCGAGAAAGCCATGTGGTATCTCAAGGATGAAATTGAGCGTCTGAAGAAGGATGCTTGCGAGAGATTCCACCCTGGCGAGAAGTGTATTCCAGGAAGTAATCATCCTTCGGTTGGCGGATAATGAGTCTATTTTGGTGGTCGTGGCTCCTGACAGGAGTTGGTATTACTGGGTTTATTCTTGCAGGACGTAAATTCTGGTGGGCCTGGTATGTCAATATTGCCTGTCAGGGGCTGTGGTTTGTATATGCGATCATATCTCATCAGTACGGATTCATCGCCGCATCACTGTTATATACGGTGGTATTCTCTCAGAATGCTCGGACTTGGACAAAAGAGCATACCAAAACAAAAAAGGAGTTGAAGGAGCAAAATGGAGCTAAAATTTCTTGATGATGTAGATGTGGACCTTGTACAGTGTCTCGCTTCAGATGAGATGGTGGTAAGGGCTGCACGCATCAGTACAAAGTCTGAGTCCGTGACTGAGACAGAGCCCGGTAAGACTGCGGGTATGATCAATTTCTTGATGAAGAACAGGCATGGTACTCCATTCGAGCACAACATGTTCACGTTCCGAATCAAGGCACCCATATTTGTCTTTCGCGAGTTTCACCGACATCGAATCGGGTGGTCCTACAATGAGATGAGTGGGCGTTATACCGAGTTGCCTGCAGAATTCTACGTGCCTAACGTATATCGGCCACTGGTGCAAGAAGGCAAACCTGGTGCATATGTCTTCGTCGAGGGAACTTCCGAGCAGGTGCATGGCACTCGAGCAATTCTTGAGATATCTTATGCTGATTCTTGGCATTGTTATCAGCAACAGCTTGAACAGGGCGTCGCCAAGGAGATTGCTCGTGCAGTCCTTCCTGTGGGCATCATGTCTCAGATGTACGCTACTTGCAATTCTCGATCACTGATGGCATTTCTTAGTCTTAGGACTAAGGATGAGACAAGCACCTTCCCGTCATATCCCATGCAGGAGATCGAGATGGTCGCCCGCAAGATGGAAGCATTCTTTGAAGAGAAGATGCCTCTTACACATGCGTCATTCCAGAAGAATGGCCGAGTTTCTCCATAATAAACAATATCTATAAAGGAGTTTAAATGGGCGATAGTAATCTTGTAAATCATGCAAAGTATGAGCTCGAGTTGCTTGGTGAGGACCCCGAGATCGTAGAGGGATATCTGAAGATGATTCAGATCTTTGCCGACATGGGTCATTCTGGTGGATCTGCATCAGTGTTTATTCCAACACTTAATGCGCTTCTCCAGTTTAAGAACCTGAAGCCTCTCACCTCAAACCCGAAGGAGTGGCAGCATCTTACGTACGAGGTCTGGCCAGATCCTAATGCGTGTTGGCAGAATCGTAGGAATGGCGAGGCCTTCTCGACCGATGGTGGAATAACCTACACCCTTCTTAGTGATAAGCCAGATTCGGATGGTAACAAGCCGAAGCATATTAGCGATACGGACTATCCCGATGCATAAGCTCTGGACGACGGTTAAGTCATCTCTCGATATTAGAAAAGCCGATTTTTGGTTCTTATGGACAGTCATCGTATTTGGCGGATTATCTGGTGGCGCTGCAATTCATGGCTGGTGGATATGGGCAGGCATGTTTTATGGTTTGATGCTTATATTTCTCGTGGAGTATGCTTATTCGACGAAGAGACAGTATGATAAAGATCGGACTACAACTGTCACGTTCTACGGAGATATTCCTAATAAGGAAACTGTAGATGATATTGCCAAGAAGATTAAGATCCAAGGAGGACTCTGACATGGCACAGGACAATAAGTACGGTAAGGTAACTCTCGAGCACGGTAACATCGGTGAAGATGAGCCGGTCTTTGTGTGCAGGGCACAGGATGTTCTTCTTCCGGAGGTGCTGGCATATTACGCAATGTGCTGCATCAAGGCCGGATCTCCTGCACGCCATATTAATATCATCCTTGAGTCTCTCGAGAAGATCAAGCGGTGGCAGATTCTCAATAACCCGCGTATCCCGAGTAGCCTCAATAGCAAGACGTGGATGGATCACTGATGGCTATGAATTCCGCACAAACGCAGATCGCGTCACTCGAGGCTAAGAACGAGATTCTTAACTCTCAACGAACTAAGATCGCAGACGAGAACCGAAACCTGCATAAGCAGATTACTAAGTACGAGAATGCTATCGAAGAGATGGTTTCTGCTCGGTATAAGCAGATGTTCGAGGCTGAGTATCAGCGTGGCTGGTGGGAGGCAATGGATCATGTTATCCAGGTTGCTCGTAAGCCACCGGAGAAGAAGGTTGAAATCAATGGATGAGGTAGAATACCGTAAGCGATTTCCTAAAGCAGATACCTCGAAATATCCAATAGCGATTCTTGCCACCACTGTGAGAGCTGGGACTAAGTACGCAAAAGCTCTTGGGATTGAGAATTATAAGGTAGTTACAAATAAGCAGATGGTCGAAGGACTTAGGTATAGGGCACTCGTCATTACTCCGGGTTATGTTGCCAAACTCGAGAACTGGGTATTCGAAGCTTTCAGGCTTTTCGAAGAGACTAACAGGTTTGCTTGGGCCAACGATACAGTACCTTTAGGCTAAGGGATAAAAATGAGTTTTCAAGATAAAGCATTAAAGCTTGTATTCGAGTATGTGAAGAAGAATCTTGAGAAGACGGATACTCACGTAACCTTCGGTAACGATGAAGTCTATATTGTATGGTCTTCCTTTGTCCTTAAGAACTGGAAGTGCCTTATTAGTACTACGCTCCCCGATGGGATGTACTATGAGGTTACGTACAATGCTGATAAGTCTGAGACATATATCGATGCATATAAGAAGTTTGAAAATGTGAAGATTCCCGATACGTATCCAGAGGTTGGTAAAGAGATATTTGCACATAGTAAAAATTGTAGTCGTGTATTTGGACATGCTCATGGAAGTTATTGTGCAGAAGATTGCCCAACCTGTGGTGGCAAGTCTGATTACAGGTAAAAATCCTGGTGGGGAATTTTGAGAGAACCTAGCCGTCGGGGCAAAAGGATCTCATATTCTTAAATGGCAGAAACAATTGTGCCCACCAAAACTATATTTAAGGAGAAATTATGAAGGTTACAGCTAAAGTAACAGTTTCAGGAAAGACGTCGGTCAGTGACGGGCAGACGGTTGTATATTTCATGCCAGATTACAACGATGAGCGTAATAAGGAGTGGGCTAAGTATACTCCTGCGATGTCTTTTAACATGACAGTTCTTGATTCTGTAGCAGAGTTGTTTGTATCTGGACAGCCTCTATTGATGACTCTTGAGCCCGACGAGTAAATTACCTCGCAAGAATTACACGTACTATGATGAGAAGAACTATTGTGTATCATACACTCCCCGAAGTCATTTGACAATTCGGCATTAGGTAAATAGTTCTTACTCATTTTCTTTTTTCTTCTTACTAAATCAGTAAGAGCAGCCGTGATGGTTGTATGAAAGGATGGCGTGATGCCAAAGAATAGAACGTATACTGATAACGGATATCTGGAAGTACAATGGAGCTCTGGTAGACCTGGAGGATTGATATGCATAGTCTCCGGAGAAGCCTTAGGTGTTACTTCTGGCTATAAAGAGACTATGCATCAATTCACAATTGAGGAAGCCCAAGATCTTCGTCAATTCGCAAAGTCTCTACGTCGAGCAATAAAGCAGGCTCATACAAAGAGGCCTCTACATAAGTTTCCTTGTGTGGATGGATCTCTCTGTGGAGAAGTTGCCCACTGCCCTCCGTAATATTTTAGATGAAAGTAAAACATGAGACAATACGATATTCTGTATAGATCTATAAGTGGTATGTATTTGATCATTGCAAAGGATGAAGGGGAATCTTTCTGGTTTGTTTATCAAGATGCCATTGAAGATTCTGCAACAGCAAAAGAAATTTGTAATGCTCTGAATGCAGCAGTAAACAAGTAGTTTATGTCCTGGGATGACATAGAAGATTCATTAAACTCAGGGTAGTTCGTAGTCTGTTACCAGACCCACAAAACTACGACACTTGCATAGGGTGAAGCTAATGCGCAGGATAACGACTGCCTTATCGTTACGACTCGGTGAAATGCCGATACGGGGGCCTGATAGGACTCGACAAGCAGTGGTAAGATTAGGTATCAGTCTCGCTGACCGAGTGGTCAAACAAAAATAAATGCCAACAACACTGTTGACACGGCTATGTCGAACATCGACGCTGACTACGAGGCGCTCTGCGCTTCCATGTCTTCTGTCACTATCTGACACTAGATAGCCAGGGGAACTGAATAGACGCCCTATAAATCAAAGGACTGTTCGAACGAACCGTTTATCTGTTTTACGCCGTGAGAATGCCGAAGCCTGTGCTTAGGAAAAACAGATCTAGGAAGCAACTATATGTGTAAGACTTCCAACCAAGCGAAACGTTCTTTGTTTACGTCGTACCGAAAGCCCAAGATAGTTGGGAAAACAAAGTGGTGGAATTGTGACCTGCGCTGTGCTGGTTGCCCCTGTAGTGAGGAATTAGACACTCCTCAAAATGACTGTAGAAGTATCTAATTGGAAACTGTTTGGACCCGGGTTCGATTCCCGGCAGGTCCACCAACTCAAATCAAACTAAGGAGCAATAATGGCACATCAGGTATGCGTAGCACATGGCAAGCGATCGGTCGTTACCAAGACGGCGCTTATTCACCGCAATGGTGATGGTAAGAAGTGTAACTCCGATACTGTGGTCTGTGGGAAGTTTTCATTTCTGGTTAGGGATCTTCAGTCTAAGATGATTGAGGATCCTGCAGTAAATCTTCTCCGTAAGATCTTCAGCAATGAGGATGAGATCAACGCTATCGAGATATATGAAGAGGAAATGTACACAAGTTTCATGCAGTAAGATTAAGGACCGCAGCATAGTGTGCAGTGCTTGCGTGTAAAAGACCGTGGACGGCGTCCTTAAACCCCACATGAAATGTTAGAGTTAGTGGGAGCTCTGCCCTCTCTCCAGATAAGTACGTGAAAAAGACCACGTAGGATCGGAAGAGGGATTTTGTATAGGGCAAATTCTACACTGGGTAAAACGTGGAGCATGTCTAGCCTCGGGCTAGTAATTGCATAGAAGCGCCAGATAAGATAAGGTCCGAAACTACTTGAGAGGCAGTACTGGGGGATATCCGTGAGGTACGGACCGGATATCTTAAACGACCGCCCGACTCGTTGGCGCCCCAGACGATTGCCGTTAGCTCAGTCGGTTAGAGCACTGTCCTTATAAGGCATAGGCCGCGGGTTCAAGTCCCGCACGGCGAACCATATTCTTGATTGGAGCATACTAATGACAATTTGGCTTACTAGTGACACTCATCTCTCTCATGCTCTGGTTGCAAATCAACGTGGATTCTCTTCTCTCAAACAGCATGATGAGGCAATTCTTCGTAATTTGCAGAGACATATAAAATCTGATGATATTCTATGGATTCTTGGGGATGTGGCAATGGGTGGATGGAGAGACTCTATAGTCCAACTTAGCATTTTACCTTTTCAGGTTAGAGTTATTTTAGGTAACCACGATCGTCCTTCTCCTATTATGTCAAATCATTCAGCATATTTGGAAGAATTCACAACACTTGGTGGATTCTCTAGTGTAACGACTTGGGAATTTATCGAGTTTGAAGGACAATATTTCATGATGTCACATTATCCTCATTCTGGAGACCATGAGCAACCTGATCGATATACTAGCCAGCGACCCGCAGATCAGGGTATTCCGATCATTCACGGGCATACTCACTCTTCCGAGAAGGTTACGTACACTCGCAAGGGTACTAAGCAACTACATGTAGGTCTCGATGCTTGGGGTCTACATCCTGTAAGACTCGAGACGATCGCAAATCTATACAAGGAGCAATCATGAATAAGGCATTAGTCAAGGCTGCAATCGAGCAGTTGCGTGAAGATGCGGTAGGCTTTGTTTCAGAGATGTTTGGTCCTGATGTTGATGTGGCACTTGAGACCATAAATAACTCGATTACCGTTTTGAACAAGGAACTCGACCTCGACCTCGATATCTCCGAACTTTAAGAAAGATAAATCATGAGTGCCGACAACGGTTTGATCCTGCGTAAGAACAAGGCTGGGAAGTATGTCCTTCAGGGATACTGGGCAAGTGCTGAGGTATATCCTGCAGTGGAGGATGCTCCACCAGAGTGCATTCATGAGACGCTGGAAGCAGCTATCGCAAAGTGTGAGGAACTCGAGTTTGATTGGCCGTCTGAGTACGGTTTGCAGGTGCAAATCAGCACAACGTAGTACTTGTAGGGGCCTTTGGGATTTTCCATCGGGTTTAAACGGCAAAAGGATTGGGTAGGTCAATAACCCCCACGAACGAGAATCATCCACCGTGCCCTACGCGATTTAAACAGGGGACTTTTGGTTGGGCAACCTAGGATAAGCCCTTCACAGCCGGTAGGTAAAGTCCGGTAGTCTTAAACGACAGAGACAAGTATTCTTCGCCAGTGATCCTGGTTTTAGGGGAATATGATGCGCCCTGCAAAGAGTTATTTGGAACAACAGGAGGTTCATCAACTTCAGTTACAAGCTGAACTTCTACCCCTCGACGATCATTCCCACAATCGTCACAAAGTAAACGTACGCTGGTGAGAACGCTGAGGAGTCAGTGCGAATGAGTCATGTCGCCACAGGTTAAGTCCGGCCTCCTGAAGTTCCTTAAATTGCGATGGTCAGCTTAGCGCAATGCCAGTTACGCTCCTATAGCTCAGTTGGTTAGAGCAACGTCCTTTTAAGTCGTGGGTCCTGGGTTCGAGTCCCAGTGGGAGTACACGCCGTGGATATCCAGTCTAGGTAGAGAACGGCAAGGGTTCCTGGGTTCAAGTCCCAGCCTGCCTAGGCATACAAATAAATAGGTTACCGTCAGCATGTCCAGATAACGACTGGCTCCATTCCAGTTGGCGGGTAACAAAAAGGGGTGTTGCCACCGAAAGGATGCTGGCTAACATTTAAACGACAGGCGCGGCCTTCCGATCGGGGGTCGTAGAACATGCGCCCTACTTTAAATCGCATTATGGAAGGGTCCTTTAACCGGGACTCTTCTTTTTCTTGCTCTAGTATTCCAACGGCAGAGAAAATTGGCTTAAACCCGATACAGTGTGGGTTCGAATCCCATCTAGAGCACATAAAAAGCGTCGCAGAAATGCATGCGGGTTCGACTCACGTCACCGATACGACATTCTCTTGAAAGGAAATGCAGTGACCGATTTTGATGATCTGAGGTTTGATGAAGCAACGCAAAGGTTTGTAAATCGAACACTTGTTTATGCCGTAAGTGGTATCATGTGGCTTCTCAACTACAAGTCCGTGACTAATATTCCGTGGGCTATTGTGTTTCTTCCTGCATTTCTGATGATTGTACATAAATTTCATGTCTATTTCTACTATGACTGGTGGATACTCAGAGAAGATGAAAAGCACAAACGAAAAGTACGAGATATTTGGGTGTTCGAAACTTTCTATAGTTCAGAGTCCAGTTTTATGTTGTTTACATTCGTTAACTGGATAATTCTGAAGATTCATGATAAGAAACAAAAGGACTGATTATGTGGTGGTATCGTTTGAATGAATTCGAGCAAGCATTCATCATTGTTGTTGGCATAATCGGTTCATCATCAATTATTTCTGGGATTATCTGGTTAATCATGTTCTCTTGAAAGGAGAAACAATGTCTAAACACATTACAGATCTTAGCGATTTTCATTTCGGCAACCATATGACACGACTTGGTTCCAGTGTCATAGTTGATCTTAGCTCAATGATGGTTCTCTCAGAGGCAGATCTTCAATCGAAGATTCAAAGTGAGTTGGTCTTTGGCGTAACAAAGGAACTTAAAAGGGCGATTCTTTCTTCGGAAATCCCGGCGGAAGTTTTAACTGAAGACACGCCGATGGGTTATACAAAAGTAGAGATGGTAATCGCAATCATTCCGAAGCCTATGGAGATGATTAATGATATCAACGAGCACCTTCCGGTCTATGGTGACGACACTCTTAAGAAAGTTTACGACATTCTTCTAGAGCGATTTTCTGGAGATGAGATCGAAGCTAGTGATACTATCACAGAGTTGCTGAATGCTGGAATTCTCTTTAGGGAGAGGCGAGCATAATGGCTAAACTTGATATTCCTACATTGCAGTGTGATAGGTGTAAGATTGCAACCACTGACAAGATGGAGATGATGGGATTCCAAGAACTTCGACATTCTGATATAGGTGGAGAGCAGAAGTGGGATCTATGTAAGGAATGCTGGAATAAGTTCCTTACCATATTTATTGGTTCAGATGTCACGTATGCAGAACTGTATGATGGAGTTAAGGCGGGATTAATTGATAACAAGGAATTATTGGATAGGCATATTCCTACAAACAATAACTCCTTAGACCAGATTTCTTTCATTACAACAGAAAGCATTCTTAAAGTTCTTTCTAGGGAGAGAGTATGATTGAAGACTTTAAAATCACATTCCTCAATCTTCAAATCATGAAGGATGAGAATGATGCTCATAATGCGATCCGATTTTATGGGAATGCGACTAAGTTATATTCCACGTGGCTCATGAATCCTTGGACGCTTCTTGCTGAGTGCAAATTCAAGCGAGATGTCATAAATCTGCATAAGCAATGGCCGGTCATTCTCGATATGCCTGATGAGATGAATTTAGGATCTCCTGATGGTAATTACATCGAAGGTCTGACATATAGTATCACTCGACGAATGGATATCGTTACTCAGCAGGTATATATTGACAAGTTCGGAAGGGCTGCACCTACTGCGCCGATGATCAACGCAATGCTGCAGGTATATTCCGATCGACCAGGGTTTAAGGAAGAGTGGAAAATCGACACTATATGCCGTAAGCACACCCTTTGTAAACAAACCGCCTAAGAATGAACTCAAGCAGTGTGACGAAGAAGATTGCACTAAACATTGTCATTGTTGGGTATAACCATATTCTCTTGGAAGGAGATGAAATGATCAAAGCAATTCAGTGCACAGAAGATACTCTAAAGTTCTTCTATAATTACATACAGTTGCACGCAGATGGAACTTACGAAGATGCTAAGA